TTTTTTTTTCATGCAATTCCTTTTAAATTGCGCCTAATAGATTTATTCCACTTAATATCAGACCCAGACAGTGCCGTGACTGCATCCGATGCCATTGTCAGGCATAGTGCATCTGCAAGGTCTGGCGATTTAAGGCCACGTTTTCGCATTGCGTCCTTACTCTCGGCCTTCATTTTACCTGACGATGTAAATGCGTATCGTATGCCAGTTAATTCTGCGACGAGCTGGTCATCTTTTGGTATCTTGCACGACCTATCTTCAAGCCAGCCCTTTGTCTTAAACCACAACTCACTTCGTAAATTCATGTAGGTCTTGCCCATAGCTGGGGCTTCACCAACATTAATGCCACGCACTGGCACACCCAGCTCACGTAACCTATCAACTACACCACCGCCAACGCCAATGCTATCCACAAGTATTTCTTTTGGGCGCTGGCTATCAGGTAATCCTTCATATTCTGCCATAACTCGACCAACAGTTTGCATAAGATCTAATCCCTGCCACGCCTCAATGTCTGTCACGACATTGCCATACCTCTTACATAATGCAGTTTTATCAGTGCCAAATCTCGCCACGTCCAAGCCCCATATTGGCCTAATTTCTGGCGTAATTTCAATATCTCGCTGTGTCGCGCTCTGGGCTAAGTGAAATGGTATAATCGTGTCATCATCTGCCATAGGAAATTCGCCGAGAACACGTATGCGAAATGCGTTGCTTTCCTCGCCGTATCGCTCACGCATTTCCTCGACAAACTCATCAGACACAAGTGGGCTATCCACGCACGACCAGCGCCTCGTCCACCAGCTCTTGGACATTCTGGTTTGGCTCTCGTAAAATGTGCCAGAGGATCTCGTCGGGTTTGATAATAATAACGTGGTTGCGCTGTGACCAGACATTGACCCAGCCGCCGCTTCGAAAACTTTCTCAGGTACACCAGATGCCTCATCAACTACCAAAAGAACATTCTCTGAGTGTACTCCAGCTAATGCCTCTGGCGTTTCTGCGCGTGACGTTCTGGCTGATATAAATGCCTCGGAAGCGGCTGACGTTAATTCCACACGATCTGACTTCACAGTTAACAATTGCTGTAGGTGAGGTGGCAACTCGTTTATCCAGCGTTTTAGCTCGGCAAACAATGCGTCAAACAATTGGCTTGATGTGGGCGCTGTGACGACGACTTTATTCGGGAAACGTAGCAGGAGAAACCAGAGCATTGCCCAAGACGCGGATGTTGACTTGCCTGTACCATGCCCAGATCTGACAGACATTTTACGCTCGCCAGATGATATGGCATTGAGAAACTCTTCTTGATAATCGTATGGTGTAGCACCCAAAACTTCCCTAACAAACAGCACTGGATTATCTCTGTAGCGCAGGACAAACTCTGTTAATGGATTATCACTCATTCGTTACATCCTCATAATCTGCGTCAATCGTCTTGGCTTCGCGCTCCTGATCTTCTTTATGGATAGCCGCCAAGTCAGAATTAACTTTTCTTAGGGCGTCGAGGTGCATATCGCCAACTGAGATATTTACGTTTGTCTGTGGCCTAGTGCCGTAACGATCTTGGTTATACGAGCTTGCCATAAATTTACGCCACTGAACCTTCTCTCGTGTGGCGGCTATCTCACTGCTTGTCGAGCCACCATCCAAATCATCTACCATTGTTAAACCCTGCTCGACGAGGGCATCTGCGGCGTGGCGTCTGGCTTCGTTCATGGCCTTCTCGTATTCTGGCACTTTATTCAGTGATGAGCCAAGGTATTGTCTGGAACATCCATATTCTACAGCCATTTTCGTCAAAGTATTACCTGATGCGATTTGCTCAAACAGGTAATCTACGCCACCTTTCTTTTCAACATCTGCGAGGATCTTCCTTCTTAACGCCTTACCAGCCATTAATGTTCTCCAGTTTTTTCAAATTTTACAATAGATTAGCCTTTACAGCAAGTAGGCATAGGGGGGTCTTTCGTGTGCGTGAAAATATACACATATACCCCCCCCAAAAAAATAACGATGGGGGGGGTCATAAATTATCTAGTTTCATATAATTGGAACAACGCATAGCTCATAATGGCCTTATTTTACTGCAAAATCGCCTAACCTATTGATATCATTAGATATACTGCGGATTTAGCCTGTAATGTCCGATAATGTATATTATGTTAACTTTTGATTTTCCCGAAAGTATTGACATAAGAATTGCTATTTGTTACGCGCCCACGCGCCTGCGACGACGCATCGATATGCTTTTCCTTAATTAATGCTACCAACATTAGTGTAACTTCCTAGCCTTATCTTCTGCATTCTGATCATGTAATTCAATGAGAGCCTCAGCTAATGATTGTATCACAATGTCTGCACCTACCACGTGCAACCTGTCTGTTATGAAGTCACAAAGTATATCCAGTTCATGATCATTCTCATCAGTATTCTTGCAGTGAAGATCTAGCGTTAATTTAATGTTAAACTCAGACACGTCATCTAACCTTATAATGTGACCGCGTAGCTCGGAAGAGGAGGAGAAGCTACGCGGTCTAGTTCAGTGGGAAGCATATTGTAAATGCAAAAACAATACGCTTTAGAGGGAGGAGAACCCACTGACTATAGTATGCCTCATGAGAGGCTTTGTTTCAAGCCTATGCGACCTCATTTGATAGCTCGTAAGCCAGCGCCAGATAACCGCACCCATCAACTGAGCTATCCTGATGTACGCCGTTACGCATCCTTGCAATCTTTAACAGCGCCATCATGTTTGCAACATCGTATGCCGACACATGCCTTCCAAGATACGCCGTCCACATAGTCGCAATGCAATTAAAGTTTTCCTCTGCACTTCCGTACTGCTTTGCCCTATCGCCTGTTATGAGAATGTTTGCCTTCGCCAATATGTCCGACCTCACCAAACTCTGTTGATCCAATGCTTGATCCCCATCGCCCTCGCTCGTCCCTCGCTTGCTACCAGCCTCGCCAATGCTATTCATTTTATCTCTCCTTTGTTTCATTTAATTTAACCCCGATTTTACATTCTCATACTATTCGCTCAACTACATACTAATATACTATACCTAAAGGTATATAGTATTAGTAGTAGATTGGTTGCGATATACTAATTGTGATTAGTAGTTGTACTGCTAAGTCATTGATATTGTTGTTACTAATGCTAATTAGTAGGTAATTAGTAGGTTGCATTTTAGCTCACTTTCCCGAAATCATCGCAGAACCATATATAGCCCTCATTTTGCACAATATGACCAGCACTTGTCAGGCCAGCAATCGACTGCTTATACGTTTGCGATGGGTTAGCTACGCCAGCCACTTTGCCCATAAAATGCTTCTTAATATCTTCCTCTTTTATCACCCAGAACGTGCTAGGCTCAGGCCAGCCAACGCCAGCAGGATTAGACATACCCACGCCTTCACCCCTGAGCTGTTGGAAGCACGTCTTAAATAAGACCTGATTTTTACCCTTGATGGCTTTCTTATTAGCCTTCTCAACATCATCACTGCTGGCTGGTATAATAACGCAAGTTGTGACAGGATCACCATCCATATCATTGCCCAGCTCAATCACCTTCAGCTTAAAGTGAAACTTCCTGCCGCCTTCCAGATCTCTCTGTTTGGTAGCCAAAGCAGTTCGCAGACCTGTCGCCTCGTCATATGATAGCTCTATCTCAGTTTCCACAGCCGCACGTAATGAGCTGTGACCACGCGCCTTTGCTTCCAGATTTTTGCCTGAGTGATGCACCAGCATGAGATGTGCGCTCGTTGTGGCTCTGATTTTATCTACAGCAGAAATCACAGCAGTTGCACTTGCAGGAGAATTTTCATCGCCAGCAGGCATTGATCGAGATAACGTATCCACGACAATCATGGCAATGTCGCCATGCATCCTTTTTATCTCATCACACAAATCACAAATTTTATTCACGTCAACTTCACCATCCAACAAATTGAGTGGCAATGGCCTCACAGCCAGCTTAACGTCCGAATGCTCTGGGTACTGCTGTTTGAGCGCCACAATGCGATTGTGCGTGGTTGTACCGCCTTCCAGAGCCAAGAATAGCACCACGCCACCCTTAACCTTATTTCCATGCCAATCTTGGCTCGCAGATACATGCCACGCAATATCCTGCACAAAAAATGATTTACCCACATTGGATGCGCCGTAAACCATCGACAATTGACCCTGACCAAACCAGCCCTTCACTAAGTAGCTCCTGTCGAGCTGTGCGACTGCATCATTTGGGAAAAACACCTGATCTAACAGGCTCTTTATTTCCAGAGCCTTTGCCGTAGCCTCTTTGCCACGATTGATCCACATATCGCTGAAATCCCAGCCATCAACATCAGGCACGACAGATTGCACATTGTGATCGTTAACGCACTTCTCAATAGCCTTCATGCCTGCCTCGTCGTTATCTCCTGCCACTATTATGCGTAAATTTGGACGTGCCTCATGTAATTCACCTATCACAGCGGTTAGATTTCCAGCCGACAATGCGAATACTGCTGGCCTGCCTGTAGCTAGATGCACTGACATTGCAGTTGCCCAGCCTTCGCAAACATAAATTAAATCATCTAATTTTCCGCCAATAACGCTAAAATTTCCGACCACTGGCATACCAGTAGAAAATTTCTTTGATCCTGCTGGATCAATATTCTGGACGCCCACACGCTTGCCCTGAGAATTTATTACAGGGATGACCAGCAAGTTGCCATCTATCTTAGCATTACCAAGCCCGATCTTTTTCTTGATCAAGTATGGATGCGTCGCCTCTGGCTCTGGCTCAGGCCAGCTTATTGTGTATTCCCTTGTCATTGGCTTTTCGTTTTCATCAGGCCACAACCTCTGGTTTCTCAGCGCGTCTTTTATGCCAGCATAGTCTCCACATTGCCGACAACTAACCATTACATCGTTGTTGGCATCTTCCTTGATCCAAAAACGATCATTGCCTTGGCATACAGGGCAAGCTCCATGATACTCGCCAACGGCAGTCTTTTTCAATGATAATGCGCTTATAATTTTACTTGAATACTGATCCCAGTTTGCATTTGGGTATTTCGTGTTTTGCATTTTATCCCCTATTTATTTTACGAGTGATATGAATTTACTCGATTACGTGTTTTAAAAAAGCCTTCATGCTCTGGATTTTCGTCCATGAATTTACGAGCATAATGGCTAATCCATCCATCATCAATTTTATGATCGCCAGTTCCTGACATCATTGTTTCCCAACGCACCCTATGAAATATGCATTTAGCTGAGTAGTATTCACGCTTCTCAGTTACAATCAATGCAAAGTGTTTAAACTGCTCGTAAATATGTGGGTTTTGCATATCGTATATTTTAAAATTTTCTTTTGACCATTTTCCGTTTTTCATAATATTCTCCTTTTATATGGACGTTAGACAAAACCTCGACCAGTTCTGTCTAACGCTGTGATTAATTTAAAATGGTATTTCGTCTTCCAGATCATTTGACTGAGCTGGTTGTGCTGGTGGCAATCCAAATGGATCTTGCTCCACACCATTTATCTGAGCCGCACCGCCTGAGTATCCGCCAGCAACTTCAGTGAATGGATCTTCACTCTCCTGCTTCTCTGCCAGCTCCAGCACTTGCACTGCACGTAATCTTAA